CAGCCGACGAAAACGCCGATTGCACCTACGCCAGAACCACCAAGGTTATTGGTAGTAATGTCAGCGCCAGTGGCGGTAGACAGAGCGATATAACCGTCAGCGCCAATGATAACAACTTGTCCGTAGAACAAGTTAGTACCTTCGCCAGCGGGGTCGATCAAAAACTGACTGGTAGCGCCCGCATAGGGCATACCGTCAATACGATTTATGGGTCGTAGCCCATATGGTGCAGCAGTTAGTGCCATTTAAGACTCCAAAAAAATTTAAGTACCTTTTCCGAAAGTGACCGTGGACTTACGTTCTTTAAACATAGGCATCCTCGGATCATTCTCGCGCATGTAAGTGTTGTCTACTGACTGCATCTGAGCTTCCGATTGTTTTCGGTAGTAATCATTCCGCTGTTCAGTAAGCTCCACAGGTGTTTTGCAGAGCAACAAACCGCCCACTTGAACGCTGTCAGGAAACTTGGCATTGCTGTCAGAACCAAACAAACGAATCTCAGGGTGGTCGGTAGCCTTAACAGGTTCCCAGCCTTCGCGTAACTTTCCAGAAATATTAGTGGCGTCGTCTTTCCCTAACGAGGCAATCCTGATCCAACGAAACGCATAACCCGGCTCCGGATTGGGGTCGGGCAAAAGTTGTGGAGGCATCCATTGTTTTGGACGCTCCATTTTTTCGCGTGTATCAAGTTCGCGTGGTGCGCGGGTAGTCTTTTCCATTATATTTTCCTCATTTCTTCAGCAACCTTGCGGGCGTACAGTTCCAATGGAACCCCCAACCGTTTGGCGAGATTTACCTGTGTCTGCGTAAGCACGATTTTGCGCGGTGCTGTACTACGCGTTGCAGGTGCAACATTGTTGGATTTTGTGCGCTGAGGTTTCGCATCAGCGGGTTCATCGACTCCAAACTGGTCGGCAAACCTTTCACGCATGTCAGCGTTGATACGTCTATAGTATTCTTCGCTACCTGCTGGAATCCCTTCCCCAATCAAGTCCTCGTGCAAGCCGAGGGCATAAGCTGTCATCCGTTTGTTAGATCCAAACCACTGATTTTGGTCTTGCCATGCAAGCAGTTTTTCGTCTACGGGTGCAGCCGGTTGGGGCCGTTGTGTGATTTGTACAGGAGTTTCTTCTTCCTGTAAAGGGGTTGGACGGAAATTATTTACTTTTTCCGCTTTCATCTTGGCTGAGGTAAGCGCTTCTTGCGCGTCTACCAAAGCGTCAGAGTCACCCGCTTCGTAAGCTTCTTTGTACTGGCGCTTAGCTACGTCAAGCTCATTTGCCACCACTTTCTTGGCTTGTTCCAACAAAGCCGTCTGATTTTGGTTAACAGAACCTTTGAGCTTCTTGTTTTCTTCAGCCAACGATTGCGCAAACCGCATAGCCTCTTCACGCTCGCGTTCGGCAGCTTCTTTAGCGCGACGCTCGTCGTGATAGCCTTTTGTAAAGTGCTTGATACGCTTTTGAACGCTTTCGTCGTATTTTGACAACTCATCGTCCGTCACTTCCTTGGGCGGATCGGTCATGGGCTTACGGCCACGATCTTCAGCGGGGGTGTCGTCTATAACTTCAATCTCGGGCGTGTCCGACTCTGGCTCAACAACCTTGCCACCTTTACGTGGGTTTTCTTCCGCCTCATCGGGGAATTCAAATTCTGTTTTTTCAATTTCAGCCATGATTACTCCTTAGGTTGGGCGTTGGATACCACGGGGGTCTTGCACAACAGCCTGAATGGAGTCGTCATTGATGAGTCGCCACTCTGTGCCATGAATCTTCATGCGAGTGCCAGTGTTGGGTCTAACCAACACAAAGTCACCAACTTTACAGCTTGCGCCAGACGGGAATCTGGTTGCGTCTTTGAACGCATCAGGGCCAATTTTTGCAACAAACAACACGGGGGAGAGAAGCTCCTCGTGGTATATCGCAGTAGCGGACTTTAAAATACCAGTCTCGCTAAACTCTTCTTCTGCCTTGGGCAACATACACAAGATGTGATACGTCGCTGGATCCGGCACTTGTTTGGCTTTCTCTTCAGCGGAGGTGTTGAGCACACCGCTTAGATCAACCGCACTCACATCAAATTCAGTCATCTTCATATTCCTTAGTTTTTCGCACGAGGTCAGCAAGTTCATACTGCGCGGTTTGCAGACCTCGGATAGTCCCGCACAGTTCTTTGTAGTGATCGTGGGATTTAGCTCCACCAGCACTGACAACATCGACCAACTGCTTGACGTGTTCCTCAAGCTTCCCGTTCAACACTTCAAGCAAATTAGCCATCATTCATCCTTCATAGGTTTGTTTGTCTGCATCGCAGCTCTTCTCGCGGCTTCCTGCGCGTGACTTAGTTTCTGGGCATGAACTTGCCCGCCGTGAGCCAGCTTCTGCTGATGCACTTGCCCGCCGTGAGCCATCTTCTGCTGAGCCTGAGCTTGCTGCATCTGCATCTGCTGTTGCTGCTGCGCTTGAGCTTGCTCTAGCTCCGCCCGTTTAGCCGCCATCTCTAGGCCGTGCAGTTCTTGGGCATGAGCAATCTCTTGCTGCAACCGCATCGCCGCCATCTGTGGGTCTTCCCCAGTTCTAGCTGCGCTTTCTTGCGCCTTGAGTGACAACTCCTCAGCCTTGAGCTGCAAGTCACCCTTGACCTTGATCGCCTTGAGCTCCATGTCTTTCTTCTTAATCTCAAGTTCAGCTTGCTGCAACTGCATGACGGGATCCTGCGCCTGCTGCTGAGCTTGCTGCTGGGCCGCCTGACCTTTACTCGCAGCCAACACTTGTTTGGCACCTTGAGCAACCAGACGTGACAACATAACTTCTGCGTCTTCTGGCAACTCTTCGTCGGGTGATGGCAGTGGCACACCAAGCTGCTCCTCGACTTTCCTACGGTACGCAAACGCCAAGTGCTCTGCGACGTGCGCCTGAATCTCGGCCATCATCTTCTGCGCTTGTGGGTTCTGACCAATCTGCGCCATCAAGAGTGGATCCTGCATCATGCTGGTGTGAACAGCAATGTGTGCGTCGTGGTCCTGATAAATAAAGGCTTTTGTAGGCTTGCCGTTCAGGAACGCCATGTTCTCGCTGACCGGATCGCGTGGTGTCATATCGTCGTCCATCGGCACAAGCTTCTCGGCATTCTTGATGCCAAGCACCTCGATCATCTGACGGTGCAGAAGGGGCAAGTCATAAATCTGCGGAGCACCTTGAGCCAACTGGATCACAGCTTGGTACTGCATGATGCGCTGAGCCATCGTTGCACTGTTGGGGTCGCTTACAGGAATTACGTCCACCATGTCGTAGTCTTCTTGCTTAGCCATGCGGTCGCCGCTTGACGGGTCAAAGCTGTACTGATCTGGTGTGTAGTCTCTGATGATGTCGCGCAAAAGTTTAAACTCCTGCTTCATGCTGTAGTGCACGCGGGCCTGCACAGCAGACATCGTTTTAAGTTGGCGCTCAAGCAACGCCAGTGTTGTACCCACCGGAGCATTCGCACTCATGTCGCTGATGTTCATATCAGCAATAGAGCCAAGGCGTTTGCCCTCGTCGGTGATCTGGTTCAAGAGCGCCAGCAGAACTTGTGACGGCTCTTTATACGGCAGGGGCATGATGTTGTCACGCACCGATCCGCTTGGCACATCTACGTCGCGCCACTCACCGGGATTGATTGGGGTGTCATCTCCCTTGATACGCAGACCACGAGCCTTTAAGCCACCGGGCAAGTTAGACAATGTACCTGCATCAACTAGCTGGCGAATGATAGATGTACCCGCGCGTGCGTAGCCGCCGATCAAGTGAATCAAACCAAGACCATAGGCACCAAACCCGGGTACGTATGTGTACTGTACGAAGTGGTCGCGTTTTAGTTTGCGGTCATCTTCTGGGTTCCAGTTCCTGCGAACAGCCAACACTTTGTTTGTGCCACGGTCAACCGTCACGATGTATGGCAGTGCAATACCGTCTTCATCTTCGTAACCGGGTAAGTCGTAGTCAACGTGAATCTCAAGGATCTGGTAGCGGTCGTCCTCAGTTAGGGTAAACCCTTGATCTTCCGCTTTCTTCTTCTCAATGTCCGTGTGGATAATCTGCGGCTCGCCCAGCTCTACGTCGCGGTAAAAGCCAGCTACCTGCAGACGCTTCATGTCGTTCTTGGTCTTGCGCATGACGTGCGTCACGCGGTCAGATGTCTTTAAACTTGACGCGCCATAGGGAATGATGATGTCCTCTGCAGGGATAAACATCGACACTTGGCGATCCAGACCGGGGTCAAAATAAACTTTCTTGAATGCTGACCCAGCTAATCCTAAGCTGTACAACATGCGCTCATGCTCGGGGCGATACTCAGACATCACCTCCGTGAGCTGGTAATTCATGTCGTCACGTACGCGCTCCGCCGCCTCCTCCTTAAGACGGTCAATGGCACCGATGATCTCCGTTTTAACCGGGCCCTGAGCAGGAAACGTTTCAATGATAGTCTCACTCTGGAACCGGATAGCAGCCTCTGTGAGGACAGTGGAAAATACGCCGCAAGCTCCAAGCCAAGGCTCTGTACGCTCTTCATATCTCATCCCCAAAACGTCTAAACCCTTGACGTACATCTCAACCCATTCCTTGCGGCTACCAATGTCTGCATCCACTAGCTCAATTAAGTCGCCAGCGAGTTTCTGCAACTCGCCCTCGTCCATCTCTTCTGCAAGGTTGGCATCAAAGTCGTCGCTTTTCTCACCGCTAACGATGTCCATCAGGTCAATCTCAAGGCCGCCCATGCCGACAAGCTCGCCGTCAGGAGTCTCAATCTCGATCTCAATGCCGGGGCCGTCGTCTTCGACCAACGTACTTAACCCAAGCGGAGCTGGATTTAGTGAGGGGAACATATTAGTAGCCATTGTTTAGTCCTTGTGTGCTTAGTAATACGCTTGGCGACGGCCAGCGTAATAGGGCTCATTATCCTCGTGGTCACTGCTCAAGCGCAAGAGTCCACCCTTACGAATTCTCATCAAGGCAAGTGTCATTGTGTCCACCTCGTCGTCGTGCTCGCCCGCAGGAAACGCCAAGATCTCCTCCACAGTGGCCGCAGCCCACGCATTCTCGGGAAACCAAACGTGCCCCGACGCAAACATGTCCGCCACGGCGTTAAGCCTAGCGATCTTGTCCTGACCCTTACCCGGACTGAAGTCCTGCACAAATATACCCGACCTTCGCATCTCGTCAATGAGCGGCTGACCGCTGGCTTTTGCCTCAACGATCACACTGTCGGGCTCCCACTCTTTGTACTGCTCGTGCGCCATCGCCTTTAACTCAGGGAACTCATACTTACCCTTGACTTTGTTCAGCAATATGACGTTCTCCGTCCCGTCGTCCTCATTTGTCCATGTACCCCACGTATGGCATACAGAATAGTCAGACCGTTCCTTGGTTGTGAGCGCCGTATCGAACGCTTGCACAATAAAGTTAATTCTTGGGGGGTCATCCTTCTCCCACCAGCGTATCCAGTCTCGTTTTATGATCGCAGCTTCGGCTGCTGTTGGATTTTGCTGGTACTGAGCGTACCACTGCCACATGATGTGGTGCATTGACGCCCGGGTTTGCTGCAAACTCTCAAGTGACCACTGCTCTGGCCAGATTGACTTCTCGTTTTCCGTGCCTTCGTTCAAAATTGCAGGAAATTCAAACGTTTCGTAGCTATCTCCGCCCTCATTCATGGCAGAGTCTTTAATTAGCCGCCCAATCAGGTCCCGCTGGTGCCACCTTGTGTGTAAAACGCAGATTTTCCCCTCTGGCATGAGGCGAGTACGCAATCCAGCACTGAACCACTCGTATGCAGAGTCCAAAGACGTCGTATTTCCCGCCTTAATGTCCTGTTCAGACAGCGGATCGTCAGCAATAATGAGGTGAGCACCACGTCCAGCCAACGCACCACCCACACCAATCGCAAAATACTCGCCACCCTTGGTCGTATTCCACTGCGCAGCAGCTTTTGCGTCGCTTGCGATGCTTGTTTGGGGGAAAATTGCCTTGTATTCGGGCGTATTGATCAGATTTCGCACTTTTCTAGCCATCACAACCGCCAAATCTGCAGTGTGTGAAGCCACAATTACCTTGTGGTCAGGGTGTTTTCCCAAGTACCAAGCAGGATAGTAGATAGAAATCATCTGGGATTTACCCATACGGGGTGCCATTGACACGGCAATCCGGTTCTTGATGTTCTGCTCAACCTCCATCAGCAGATTACCCAGCCGTTTTAGGTGCACCCCAAACTTGTAGTTACCATCAATAGCAGCAATGAACGCTAGGAAATCATTTTGGGCCAAGGTCTGGCGCTTCCTGCCGTCAATCTCATCGAACATGGCAATTAACTCAGCCGCCTCGTCTGAAGGCAGCTTCTTCGCAATTCGCTGAATTAGCTCTGGTGTTAGCGTTTGGTCCATCAGATGGCTTCAATGTCGCTGACGTCTATCTGTATCTGGGATCTGGTTGGTTTGGCATCGTTATCCACTACCTCGGCTTCCAACACTTTGGTCAAGCGTTCACGCAGCATCTGTTCCAGCTCTTCGGTTGGCCGGTGGCGCATTGTAATTTCGGTTTTGTCGGTGAACAACCCAACGTCACTGATCTTGCCCAGCATTTCCAAAGACTTTAGCCGAATCCGTGGGTCGGCATTGGAGCTCTCCATGATGAGCTTATTAGTAACGTAGGTCCGGATCTGCTGGGATGACTTGATCACCACCTTGTCGTATTCTGCCAAGAGCGACTGCAGATAGACAACCATCCCGGGGGACGACAGGTCCGCATCAGAGGCAAGCTCTTTGCCGGAAAACACGTCGCGTGCTTTGTCTTTGTCTTCGTCGGAAATTTCGTTGGGGTCTGGCAGATTGTTAGTATCTACTAATGCAGCCATGGCGGAAGCTACGCGCGCCTCCAGCGACTCGAACGTCGGGGAGTAGTTCGCAAGCGGAACATCAAAATCTATAACAGGCTGGTACATGGGAGGGAATCGCACTCCTTAAGTTTGTCGAATTATATATGTAATTTTTTATTTGTGTGTTTTATTTTTATGGGGGGCCTGTTTTCTGTATGAAGGGGGAGGGGGTATAGTTTTGTATAGCATGGTGGGATTGTGGTTCTACCGGATCCATCACTCAGCGTATAGCCGACGCGGAGTCCCATCACCCACAGCTTGGGGTCGGGGGGCGGTAGGGGTCAAAACCCTGCCATAACTTCTAAGGTTAGATCTAATGGTATCTATTGACATTCAAGCCAACATCAAGCACAATTCAGTTGTCGGTTAATTCTGACTGACAAATTAAATCAACGACATTCAAAGGAAATCCAAATGTCTAAGTTCACGCCTATCATGGAAGCTATTGTTTCCACTTTTGAAACTACAGTCGGCAAAGAAAAAGCTTTGCAAGCTAAAAATGTAAAATTGCAAAATGCTGAAATCAGCAAGTTAGTAGATGCTCATATTGTCGCAAATGACAAGCCCACAAAAGCCCTCTACATGAAAGGTAATTCTGCGACCAATGACGCACGCAAAGAAATCAAAACCTTATTCGAGGGTTTAGCGTCTGCGGGTTTTATTGAGAAATCCACAGTTAAAAGCTACCAAAACAGTTTTTGGATTGCATTTGAACAGGGCGTGCCATTTAACCGAAACCTTGCAAATAAAAAATCAGCAGATAAAAAAGCTGAGACGGCAAAAACTGAATCGGTGAAAGCTGGCAAAGTAGAAGTGACTACCATTGCAGAAATGCACAAAACTCTAAGCAAAGCTTTGGCACAAGCACGCATCCTGAATCAGACTATCTTTGCGGGTGAGTTGGTAGATTTCATTGTCGCTACTTACCCTGATTTCAAAGAAACAGTTTTGGCTAAGTAAACACTAAACCCAAAGCCCTAGGGGAAACCCTAGGGTTTAACTCAAAGGAATATCATGCAATTAAATCAGGAACAAAAGCAAAACCTTTTAGAAGCTTTACACAATAGATCAATAGAGCACTTGCAAATGTATGCATCGGGTTTAATCACTTTGACAGAATTTGCAAATGCAATAAAAGAACTTGATTCTGTATTCACCCAAAGAATCGGCTCAATGACAGGTTTACTTTGCCCTAATACGGGTTTGCGTTTTCCCTTAACCGACTACAGTTTATAAACCCTAGGGTTTCCACTAAGCCACCGAAAGGTGGCTTTTTTTCGTCTTGATTTTTCTCTGCGTGTTTTGGTATTGTCCGTTCGCAAAGCGTCATAGTAGTTTGACCGTGCGGGAGAGCGAGCGCGAGCGCGCGCGTACGCGAGCGAGGGCGAGAGGGCACAGCGACCAAAAACTTCTAAGCTTAGAACTTTTCAAATACGCAACAGGCAGGCGCGCCACTACTATGATTTTCCCCACCCGCATGGCAAAACTTCTAAGCTTAGAACTTTGTTACAAAGTAACAAAAAACACGAAAATGTTACAAATGCTCTGTAACACAGAAAATTGCAAACGCCTAACCAAAAGTAATACTAAGCGTTTCAAAAACAAGAGAGAGAGAGATAGATATATATATATAATATATAATTGTTACATTGTAACGGGCTTTTAGGAATTCAGACGGTCAAAAATAAGGCTATACGATAGTCTTGAGTTCTCGTTGGTTCGTAAGTAGTATAGGTATATAGGTCTTTTTTTGACTCTCTTACTGTTTAAAGCCTGATACAGCGTAACCTATGTACACTACGACATTACCACCTATACCAAAACATCCGTAAGTTGTTGATTTTAAATATGCTCCACTTTTCCCCACTCGTTACACACCCCCCGTAACATTTCCCACCCCCTTTGTTACTTTGTAACAGAAAACACCCCTTTTTATACTCGTTTACCCTAACCCCCCGAAAAACCCCCAAAACTTCTAAGCTTAGAACTTTTCCACCCCACTTTTAAACCTGCTATACTCCCAACCTATCATCAACTACACATGGCACTACTATGAACCACACCACCGCCTCCTTCGAGACCCATTCCCTCACCATTGAACTCCCCATTGAGGTAGCCGAACAACTAGCCCAAACCCACGAGGACGGCTTAGAAGGTGCTGCAGTCTCTGCATTGCAACTCTGGCTCAAGATCGGTGAGAAGCACCTCGGCATTGCAAAAGGGTACGCACTCGCCCACGGCATAAGCCAACACGCGGCAATCAAGAAAGCCATTGCCAAGGTCTTGGATGAGAAAGCCCCACGGGTTGCAACCACCGAACCACTAAAGCAAGTACGAGCCGCCCGAGATGCAGACATATACAGACGAGCCATGTTGGGCATCAAACGCAAACAACTCGCACAGGACTACGGCATCTCAGAGATCAGGGTACATCAGATCGTTGCAGAAGGCAGAAAGAACGACCCTGCAAACATACACAATACCAAGAACCGTGTTGCAGAAGTCCTGCAAGATTGGGATGAACCGCTACTATAATTCGCTTGACAAGAGGGGTATATTCTGTTATAATTGATATATCAAGTCGAGTAACGCCTCTCTTGTAGTGCACCACCTATCCCATTCGGTCACAGCTCTTTAAAAATATATCAGTTAGGTTTTTGTGTATCTCATAAGTTCTAAGCTTAGAACTTTCTCCCACATAGGGTACACATACCTTCGAGCCATCGCTGCTTTCATAGCAGAAGCCAAATAGATGCAGACTTGCCAAAAATAGAGGCACTAAGACTCCCCAGAGTTGCAGGTCATGGATTCTCCCTAGGTGAAAAGATGTTGGGTACAAGCCCCAGTATGTAGATGGAGTATCGGGATAGGCGTGTGTCAACCCCCGAGAAAGTCTTCATGCAAAGCAAACGCATACTACCTAAATGGGTGCGGGTCTATGTGTGGAAACACACAAGCCTGCTAAGTGGAGTTTATGTAGCACCTCGGGATGCTACCGCTAAGACAACCATTGGAACTGGAACTGACACGGGTCAGGATACGCCAGAACGACGAACCCTATCGTAGATACAAATACAAAGCCAAATCAAACGCGCACTACTCACGGCTATGCCGTGTCAACAAGTTGTATTCAACTGGGAGGGGATACTGTCCCCTCTTGGGTGCATACCGCACCAAACTTCTAACCTTAGAACTTTTGGAGAATGATATGAACACGTTAACGCAAGATGATTTGTGGGATTTGTCCGAGCTTGCTTGGGCACACGCTGACCGCAACGACGAAGACCCTGAGTACTTCGATAAATTCGAAGCCTTGCACAAGAAACTTGCAGCAATGGCTATGGCAATGCGCGATAAAAAAGGAGAGTAAACCATGGGACTTGAAACTGTTGTACTAAAACGAATCGAAGAAGTTAACTCTGACATTGCCGACAACGCTTACTTTGCGTACGGCACACTATTCATCAAGAACGCTGACCAATTTAAAGCACTTGATGTTTACCGCATGATGCAGGCACTCAAGAGTGTCGTGTTGTGTGAACTACAGCTAAGCGAAGCTGGCAACGAATACGCTATTGACTTTGTTTAAACCTAACCCTAACTGGAGAATGATATGAAAGTTAGTTTCAAGGATGTGCCAATTGGCTCATCGTTTATTAGCAATGGTAATTTCTGCACCAAGATTTCACCCCGCACCGCAGTACTTGTCCAGTACATGCGGACTTTCTATTTCAAGGCAAACGAACAAGTGGAGGTAAGCAAATGAAAGTGTCCGAACTAATCGCAGAACTGGAGTGCTACGACGCAGACTCCGAAGTGCATTTCGCCTATTGTGCAGGCGACTACTGGCGCACAACGCTAGCCCCCAAGGTTAGCCGTGTGTTTACTGGCACGGTGACTAGCACCGACTACCACAGCACAGATAAGTTGCTTGATGGTGATGAGCATGACGACGATGCAGAGGTGCGTCGTGTTGTGGTGATTGAATAACTTCTAACCTTAGAACTTTTGGAGAACGATATGAACTTAGTAGAACAAGCATTGACCGAACAATGGGGCGAGCGTTGCCCTGACTTCGAATCAGGGTGCGTCGTGTGTCAGGCATGGCGTGAGTACGAGAACCTAGTGACTTATGGTGCAAGCGCAACGCCCACTCGCAACCTGATGGTAGAGGAAATGACACGCCCCCCGATTGACCGCGAGATGCAGAAGGCAATGCTCAAGATTATTTTGACTGAGCGTGTAAAGCCTGACTACGAAGAGACACGGCACTACATCCTACTCAAGAACCTACTCATTGCCATTGCCAATGACCGTGATGCAGTACGCATCATGGCTACCAAGAAAGAAATGGTAGAAGCCGTAGCTGCAATGAAACATTTGTGGGAGTAAGCATGAGCAAACTAACACTTAAACAAAAGAGGGCGGGTGCGGTCAATGTGTACGAGGTCAAGCTGACTGTGCATGTGCATCACCAGTCCGAGCGTGAAGCCGTGAGCTACCTTAGAACCGCACTACATGAGTGGGCGGTAGGCGGGGAGATCATTTCAGATACGCAAGTCGAGTCCGTTGCTGAGTCAAGCAAGCGTTACTTTGTGGATGGTGTCGTGTATCCCGAAGATGTTGAGGAAACACCATGACCCACTATCACCTACCGATCTGCACTTGTTGTTACGCAGAACGGATACCCCCTGCCCGAGCCAAGCTCGGTTACAAAACATGCATGTCATGTGGCGAGAGAGAAGCCAAGACACGCAAGCACACCATCGTGCCCATGCCTAAGTCCAACTACATCGTTGTGACTGACCGCAATTTACTCAGAGGACTTAACTCATCACACAAGGGAGGTGTCGCATGACACGCTGGAAAGGAACGCTTGTGGTGTCTTACACCCAAAACCTAGAGGTCGATGCAGAAACGAAAGCCGAAGCAGAAGCTTTAATGGCTGAGATGTTTGACCCGATGCGGTGCTACAACACAGCCGAATGCCAAGCATACGATGTGGAACCAGTAGAAACCAAATAACTTCTAAGCTTAGAACATTTTTAACCAAGGAAACAATCATGAACATGTACACAAAACTTTCAATGCACTTGACACGCCATATGTACAAGCGTGGCAAGAACAAGGGCGATGCCCCTGCCAATGCGCATCAACGAGGCATGAACCACTATCGTGTTATCAAGGGTAACGACGACACATTCCGCATCCGCATGTGGAGTACCGACATCATTACCGCCTACCCCAATGGCGATGTGAAGATCGACACCAACGGATACCACACGCACAACACCACGATCATCAGGCTCAACGAAGCGTTTGGTTTCTTCGAGGGCGTGGGTGTAGGCATGGGCAAGCGTAGCATCTTGAGCTACTCACAACCTGTGCTTCGTGTCAACGGCAAGCTCTATCATTACTATGACGGCATCACACTCAATGCCCAAGGCGAAGTCATCACGCCACTTCAAGCCTTCGAGCAAAAGCGCATCGACAAGGTAAAGTCACAAAGTTTCGCTGATGACTTAGTGTTGTCAGGATTCAAGGATGCATTCAAGATTCTGTATGCGACAACAACCGTTGAAGATCGTGGCGAAAACGATTACTCTCTGTTCGGTGTGGACTGGACAGACGTACTCTCAAACAATGACCAAGCCGACAAGTGGAAGCTAATCATTGCCCGAACTAAATTCGAGAAAGACTACTGGGGCTCCCGAGCAGGTGGCTCTCTGTGGACTGAGAAAGCAGATGCGAAAGCGTGTTGGGCAGCCATCATGCAGTACTGCAAAAAGAACATGTATGTTGTGTCTCGCTCTGAGACATTCGTACTGTAAGCGTGGCGCAAGCCTATTTAAGTAAACTTCTAACCTTAGAACTTTTAATCAACTGGAAATCAAAATGAACTTGTCTATCAATCTCAAACAAGCCGCTACCCTCATTCGTAATGTGGGTACAACAAACACCATTCTCCTGCGTGGTCAGCCCGGTGTAGGTAAATCGTCCATCCTTGCCACACTAGGTAAAGAGATGCCTGACTATCACGTTTGCTACATTGACTGTGCAAACTTAGACCTCGGTGACTTGGCTATGCCTGTCATTGACCGAGAGAACATGACCACATCGTATGCACCCAATGTGCGCTTCGGTGTAGGTAAGAATCAAACTCGACCCGTCATACTCATGCTTGACGAGTTGGGTAAAGCATCACGCCCTGTGATGAACATGTTGTTGCCGACTATCCTCGAGCATCGTGTAGGTGATGTGGGCTATCGTACTGGGTCGATCATATTGGCAACAACCAACCTAGATACAGATGGCGTGGGTGACAACATCCCTGCCCATGCATACAACCGCATGACTGTCGTGAACTTAGCCAATCCAACTGCAGAGCAATGGCTTGAGTGGGCATCAGACAACAACATTGCCCCCGAGGTGATGGCATTTGCGAAACAGTATCCGCAAGTGTTTGACTGCTACACCGACCTTGACCCCAAGGCTAAGAACCCCTACATCTTCAACCCATTGACGGGCAACATCAAGGCGTTCTGTTCACCTCGTTCACTCGAGAAGGCATCCAACATCATCAAGATGCGTAACGTGTTGGGTGATGCGACATTGCCTGCCCTTGCAGGTACGGTGGGTGAAGCGGCGGCTCGTGACATGGATGCACTCATTAACTTGGCAGATCAACTGCCTCTGTTCGAGACCATCGTGAAAGAACCATTCAAGGCTAAGGTGCCATCGAGTGCCGGTGCATTGTTCATCTTGTCATTCATGTTGGCAGGGCGTGTCGATGCCAAGACTATTGATGCGGTGATGGACTACTCAGATCGTATGTGTACCCAATCATTCGAGGCACATGCCTTGTTCATTACATCCCTTGCATCCAACAAAGCCAAGGTAGGCATGGCATGTGGTAATCGTAAGTTCACCACTCAAGCCGCCAAGCTTGGTAAATTCTTCTAAGCTTAGAAGTTTATGTTCACACCATGGGAGCGCCTCGAGCGCCTACTAATTGCACTAGCACTCATCGTGCTAGCCCTTGACTTACTTTACTGGAGACCGTGATGTTAATAACAGAACGAACAAGCGACGGTCGCACCATCGTGCGACTACACAAAGACTGGCATCCGAACCGCATCAGCAAGGCGTACCAACGCCCAATGCAAAACAACGTGCAGTCTAAGGACGCATGGACTATTCAATCAGCACTCTTAAGGAAACAACCATGAGCAACCACATGTACGCAATCGCAAGACAACTGCAAGCAGCCGGTGTACGCACCGTCGCAACCTTTAACCCAACTCGTTTGACTAAAACAATACGTAACATGGCTCGCAAGAGTATTGCATCGGGCTATCACAACGGTGGGTGGTCAAGCAAGACTAGGGATGTGCGTGAGTTGGTGTTTAGCTTAGCGGGTGAACGACCTATTGTGTATGTGGCGCAAGGCGCAGACTACATGTCGTTTACAACGCCCCGCCCGATCACTGCTGACAACTTGTCCGAGATGGTTGGTTTGCTTGAGGCTGACTGCACCTTGCAGAAGATGAGTTATGACGACTCAGGCGAGAGGCGATACCGACCCACACGCTCAGACTTCTACAAAACGATTGACGAACGATGTGCACACAACATTACGAAGCTTAAGTTTGCTGACCAAGGTAAGGCAGGGCACCTCATTGTGCGAACAGCCAAGCTAAGACAGCAGATAGCAGAAGCGTTCCTGAAAGAACGCACGATCGAAGAGATCGCCATAGCCGAGCGCATTGCACGGCTACTAGATAAAGATGAAGAGTTCCCTATCCCAACAACACATAACTTCTAAGCTTAGAACTATTGGAGAAAACCATGAACGTACAAGATCGAATCAAGAAAGCACACATCGCTATCATGCAACACAAGAAGTTCTGTGTGTATAGCGGCATCCTCGCATGTGGCAAGGTCAAGGTAAATGAGGACGTACCTACTGCCGCTACTAACGGATGGGATGTGGTCTACAACCCTAACTTCATATCAGAGCATATGAAGGCTGACCCCGAGTTGCGCTTCCTCATCTTGCATGAGGCACAACACAAAGCGTATCGTCACTTGCAGGTATGGCAAGCATTGCATGACGAGGATGCTCAGTTGGCTAACATTGCAGCAGACCACTTCGTCAACCTGTCCTTGGTAGATATGGATGCAGGCGAAGGCTTCATCAAGATGCCCGAGTTAGGTGTGCAACCTGATACTAAGTACCGTGGGTGGTCAGTCAAGCACATCTTCGAAGACCTCAAGCAAGAGCAAGAGGAAGGCGGGGGTGGTGGCGGTGGCGATAGCATGGATGAGCATGATTGGGAGAACGCGACAAGCGGTGACCCTGCGACTGAGCAAGAGCGTGCTAACGAAATCCAACGAGCCATTCGTCAAGGTGAGATCGTGCGTCGCAAGATGCAGGGCAAGGGTGCAGGTGATGCGGATGGTGCTTTCGGTGATTTGATTACACCTAAGATTGACTGGCGTAAGGTGTTGCGTGACTTCGTTACTGAGACATGCGCAGGTCGTGACGAGTCCTCATGGCGTAAACCTAATCGTAGGTTCTTGAGCTACGACGTTTACATGCCCTCTATGGTCGGCACTACTATGACTGAGCTTGTGATCGGCTTCGATACTTCGGGTTCGTGTTTTGGTGGTGACGAGATGACCGCGTTCGTGTCCAACATCAAGACCATCATCGAGGATGTCAACCCAACCAAGGTGCATGTAATCTATTGGGACACTCAGGTAGCAGGGCATCAGACATTCGAGCATGGTCAGTTTGCCGTAGCCGATATGAAACCCAAGGGCGGCGGTGGTACGGATGGCTCTGTGTTGTTCAAGTACCTCAAGGAAAACAACATCAACCCCCAAGCCATTGTGCAGTTTACCGACGGCTATGTCGGTGACTGGGGCAATACCAATGTGCCTACCTTGTGGGCTATCACAACCGATGTGGTTGCACCGTTCGGCACAACGATTCGTGTTGAAGTTTAAAACTTCTAACCTTAGAACTTTTGGAGAATATTATGGGATACAGATCAGATGTGACTGCGCTTATTTACCCCGATGGGGGTGAGCATAGCGCTCTTAATTACAACAAGCTCAAACTTTTAATGAACACAACATTCAAGGAATTGTTTGATGAGTGGGGCGGTGAGCGTGAGTTTAGTGATGGTTGGGAGTGGAACGACGACGTGTTGGTATTGCAGTTCACTGCTACATCGGTCAAGTGGTACGACTCGTACCCTGATGTGCAACGCTTCGTTAAGTTCTTGGGAGAAGTGCAAGAGCTTGAGTATCAGTATGAGTTCATTCGTATTGGTGAAGACGATACCGATATTGAGTCCGACAGTACAGGTGATGCCAATCACTATCTGTCTGTTAGCCGATCAATAGAGGTGTCATTTTGAAATTTAAGATGACCATCAACGGGCATCACGTTTTAATAGATGCAGGGCAACTTGAAATCCTTACAGACATGTTGTCGTTTAGCGAACACCTAACTGAAACTCATGTGGGCAACAACCAAGGCTCGCAAGGGTACAACAACGCATACGTACCTGTTATTAAACCAGTCGTACCACACGAGCTAATCACTGTATCACCAGTGACCCAAGACTACATCGACACAGTCAAACTGACGATGAAACTAAACGATTCGGAATCAACCATCCGAGTGCAATCATAAACTTCTAAGCTTAGAACTATTGGAGAAAACCATGAATCAGATGATCTTAAACATCGGCTTTGACGAGGGAGAAAACTGGCAAGAGGATTTGGCTGATGCCCTACTTGCCATTCAAGCACATGTGCGTGAGAGTAAGAACTTGCGTATAGCTGACACACTTGACGGAAATAACTTTACTGCTAACTACACTTTATTCGGAGAACTCAAATGAACTACACAATCGAAATACAAAAGCCTATTGCGGGCGTAGCTAGGTCTGCCATGATGGTGGACTTAAACATTGCAATCTACTCGGGTCGCAAGCAAGACAAGAGTACACAAGCCGAGGTCACTAACGCCAAGGGGTCAGGCTCCAAGAAGGCGGCATCGGTGTACAAGAACTTGTTTGCTGAGTGCAAGGAGTTGGAGGCTATCACTAAGTTTCAGGCTCGTGCCCGTGCTGAACACTATCGCTTGACGCTCCCTTGGAATGACCAAGGTGCAAGACTGTTGCCCACTGCAGCACTGCTTGAGTATCAGAAGACTATGGGTAGACACAACACCGAGTTCAATCGCTTGGTCGATGCGTTCTTGGATAAGTACGAGACACTCGTGGCAGGGGCGGCGTTCCAACTCGGTACCTTGTTTGATCGTAGCGAGTACCCAAGCAGGGGTAAGGTAGCACAGCGTTTCCGTATGGAGACATCGTTTACTCCCTTGCCTACTGGCGGTGACTTCCGCCTTGATGTGGAGAGCGAGGTGCAACGCAACCTGATCGCAGACTACGAAGCGAAGCTTGACGCTAAGTTGAAAGCCGCGAACCAAGACTCATGGACTCGTTTGTATAACGCTATCAGTAAGTTGAGTGATCGCTTGACTGTGGATGAGGATGGCAAGAAGCGTACGTTTCACGATACGACTGTGACCAATGCCGTTGACTTGTGTGAGTTGTTGCAGGTGATGAACATTACCAATGATCCTGCGCTCACGAAAGCTTCACGTAAGCTTGAGGAGGTATTGTCTGGGGTAACTCCTAAAGAGTTGCGTGAAGAAGATAGCACTCGTGCGTTAACCAAAATCAAGGTAGACGAAATCCTTGGTGCATTTGATTGGGGGGTAGATGATGGGGAAAGTGAAAGCGATGGTGACTGAGATTATGGAAGTAGCAGACAGACATGGGCGAGCAAAATCAGACGTCCTTCGACTGTTAGAACACAAACTTGGATACCACAAAGACAATCCTATGTATGAATGCAGATACGAAGAACGTGATGGCGAGTACATGCTCAAGCGATGGCGGGAGGGTCATGAGGAATCTTCTCGTGGTCTATTGCAAGATCTGCCCGAGTGGTTAGCTGACATCCGATCAGTAGCAACGGTGGGTGGGCATCTCAAGAGGGTGCGGGTGCCTCCCCCTGACAACATCATATGGTTCACAACTGATGACGATGGACACTTAATTAACTTTATGGAACTTACATGAACTATGACAACCTGACCGACCGAGAACTTATACGCTTTGCAGATGGGCAATCAGGGCTAATCAAAGTGTTATGCGAACGACTAGAGATGCGCTTGCGTGACATGGAGGACTTAGCCCACACGATGCCTGACCCTAAACAACTTAACCTATTCGAGGACGACGATGCCTGACATTCAAACAGAAATGCAGAAGATACTGCAAGCTTGGGAAGAACCTGAAACAACTAAGGAAACAACCGTGTTTAAAACAACCACAAATACATCTCGTGCATCATTTGAAATTGTGCGCGACGAGCCATACAAAACCAAGGGTGAGTACGTCAAGCTGCTTACACTTAGAGGGTTTAAATCCTCATCAACCGCATCCTTGCTAAGTCAGATGACTCGACAGGGTTTGTTATCGGTTGACGATATGGGGCTCATGCATGCCAACCAAACGGAGTACCGCCCACTCAAGACAGCAAAGGTTTACGCAAAGCAAGCAAAGAAAGTAAAAACTTCTAAGCTTAGAACTTCTGAAGTAATTAAAGAACGAGTTTTGCCAACCATTGTGTTTCGTTCAAAAATTGACGAGATATTGGACGGCATAAGTTTGAGTGATGCCCATGAGTTGTATCGCCAACTACACAAGTACTTTG